TTATTTTTCCAGTCCCTTTCTGCAATGTTCGCACAAGAATTTTTTGGCGACAGGAAACATCTTCTGACCGACATATCCGCTGAGATATTGCGCTTCCTCGCCATAAGGGTCGATTCCGAAAGCCTTGGAGATGTGCCGGCATAAATGACCTTTTTCGTGGTCCCACGAATTTTGAAACTCTTCGGGAGTGGAGGTTAGTGAGATAACCATTACTGTCTCTCTTCTCCTGTAGTCAGAATAGGTAAGGCCGGTATTCATTCTGCCTTCGGCCAGATTGCGATACGCACGCTTGAGGAAACCACCACTGCATCCTATACGATACAGGTTCGCAATGATATCCTTGGCCCAGTAGGTATGCACCGCATAATATACCTTGACGTGCCAGTCCCCATATCTTGGTATGTAGAACTCCTGGACAATCATATCACATCCGACCAGATTACAGGAATACCTTTACCGATACAGGTTGCAAAAAACTCGTCAAATGCCCTGCAAGGGTCTCCGTCAATATCATCAAGGTAGCACTTTATGTGCTTGCATAAGTGTGCCTCGTCAACCAATGATTTTTTATAGAAATCCGCTTTCAACATGTTTGCAACATAAGCAACGTCATACCCCTTGTCGTGTTCAATGATAATTCCGTTCGCTTTCAGCATGTCGTCCACTTCGTCTTTGCTCCACGGTTCCAGCTTCTTTTCCTTTCCTGTCGCTTCGTCTTTCACTTTCATTTTTGAGACGGCCCATTCGTAAAGTTTTTTACTGAAATGGAATCCGTATGATTCCAGGTATTCTTGCATTCCTGATGGGAATTTGCTATATGTATCTAATCTTTGTTCCATAGCCTTAATTTAAAAAGAGGGGCGTTTCACCCCTCCTGTTATTAATAGAATTCACCGTTAGAGCGTCTGCGTCTGCGTTCGCCCATTTCATCCATACGCGGATATTCAGGAAAGTATCCGGGGTATCTGCGTTCATCCATGCCGGATGAGCTTCCACCACCTGAATAACTTCTCCCACCATCACGGAAACCCATCTCTCCGCGCATCTCTCTCATGGCTTTTTCGTAACCTTTGCGGCAGCCTTCCTTGTAGGCTTCCTCCACTTCGTCACCTCTCATACCGAAGCCGCGTCCGTAATCGTCACGCCCTTCTTCTAATATTTCCCACATTCCCATAATCATTTCTTTGTTTTGGATGTTTCAACCACTCCGAGCTGTTCCATGAGCCGTTTGTTCAAATCCATAAGGTCAGACATATTCTTGCTCATTTCCGCCATTTGCCCTTTCAGAGAGGATATTTCCTGCTCCTGACGTTGTTTCTCGGCAAATTCAGGGTTCAAGAGCGTAAGCATCTTGTCACACCCTGCAATGACGGAATTGTGGAAGTCCATGCTGTTGATGATGTCTATGCTTTTCTGTTTCATAGAAGCGACCTCGTTATTCATAGCATCACGCGAGCATGACACTACGATATTCCCGTTCTGTCCGAAGTCGGCTATATCCATGCCGGCAGGAAGATTTTGGAATGTCGTGTTCTGCCCGTTGATGCAGACAACAACATCCACAACCATTTCCATTTGGGGCAACTGTCCCATAGGGGATGCCATAGGATATTTCGGCTTGGGAGCGGAAACGCTGACCACCGGGCCGTATTCGATAAACGGGTTAGCATCCTTATGAAGTATATACAATTGGTTATTGGTACGAAGTGATTGAAACATGATTGTTTAATTTTAAGGAGTGTGGTTATTCCCATTTTGGGAACCACCACAAAACTCCATGTTAATTATTACTTGCTCCGTAAAGAAGCGGTTTCTACTGTAGGAGCCGTTGTCGGTCTGTACCCTCCATTAACAAGATACAATTCGTTGGTGTACTTGTTATAATGAATCTCATAGATGCCGGTTCCAGCCAAGTTTGCAACAGTCACAGGCTCATTGTTATAAGCCATCAACGGTCTTGTGTCCCCATTAGTTCCTATCAATATCGGAAGTGTAGCAGTCGTACCGGCAGGTATAGCTTGTCGGAGACTGATATAGAATCCCCCAACATAATCCCTGTTACGGAATGCATGGTTAGGGAGTTCAAGAGTAACATTTTCCGTACCGACTGTCACAGCCACCGTAGGAAGAGTATTGAAGTTTGCTCTTCCGATTGATGGGAATGGGAACGGGAATCCTGTAAAAAAGTTAGGCCACATATCTACCTCCTTTCTTGCCGGATTAACCCCAGTAGTTATTGCAACCACATCCACTACGTCCGTATACAGCGTCACCCATATATGCACCGTAGGCGGCTGCACGGAAACAATCTGTATTAATAGCGGTTAAATTAGGGTATTGAACACTCACAGTATTGGGGAGCTTGCATTTGATTCCATCAACATCGCTTTGTAATGCCTGCAATCCGGCTGCCAAAGGAGCAATCTGTTGTCCTACTGCACTCAGGATAGTGGCGTTCTGATTACGCTGGGATATTTCGGCTGTTAAAGTAGCCTTTTCCGCAGTAAGAGATGCGATCTTGTCCTGCAATGCCTGATTTTGGATTGCATCAAGTTTAGCAAGGATAGCATTCGTGTTGGCAGTAGCACCGTCACGCAATGACAATGTGTTTTGGTTAGCAGTGTTGATTAATGCGTTAGTTTGGTTGCACATTGCAAGCTGACTCTCGTATCCTTGTGTGGTTACAAGCTGTTTCATATCGCAGCAACAGCTACAGATCTGAGATGTCAGAGCGTTGTTACCTTGCATAATCGCAGTCAGGATACTGTTGGTGTTCTGACCCATTTGGTTACCGAGACCGCAGATAGCCTGTGATACAGAGTTAATACCGGCAAGGATTTGGTCTGAAGAGGTGTTAACAGCTTGGGCTAATGATGCAATGTCCACACCGTTCCGATTAAGTGTCTGCATGATCATTTCTCTTCCTTCATCGGCACCCTTATTGTTGTTGCCACCGAATCCAAAGTTTCCGTTACCGAAGATGGCTGCAATCACAATCAATGCAATGATGTCCTGAAAACCTCCATTGTTACCGAAGAAACCACCGTTGCCGTTACCGTTGCCAAGTAACCCCATCAGATAGCCTGTGTCAATGCCACGGTTTTGCAAAGACGGAAGGATGGAGGCAAGCAGATTATTAGCAGCACCTCCATTACCTGACGGATCTCCAAAAACATAAGTTCGTTCCATAAGTATTTGTATTTTGTATCCCGGTCAAAATCAACCGTTCACAAAAGTATATATATCATAACTCATGGAAAATCAGTTGTTTCCCAACAAATTCTTTATATTATCCCAATATATTCTCATCATTTTCCCACTCTCTATCCTCTCATGGAAATTAGATATCATGTAGTTAACTGCACGTTTGGTTTTGTGGATATGAACGGCTATCTGTGAAGGGTACATGCCACTTTCGAAAAGAAGAGATACAAGAAGATACCGGGCATCCACTGTCTCCATATTCTTATCAGACGATAATATTTGGTCAACAGACACTTCTGTTTCTTTTGAAACAATATTAATTATTTTGGCAAAGATTTCTGACTTGCACATGTTTTTTTCTAATTTTTATTCTTATCTTTGCCATGCCACGTAAAACATGAGATTTTGATGAACAAAGCATAAGATATTTATGTTGAAGATATTAGCCCCCAACATCAGGTATCTTATGCTTTATCATGTTTTTATGTGGCAATATTAATATGATGTATGTTGGGGGCTTTTTTTTTAATTCTTAGCCCCCGAAAGAACTGCTTTTGTTATTTTGAGTAATCGCTACGCTTCTACTCGTAGCGTTGTGAGGATAATCCTCGGTATAGTGTTCTATTTCATTTTGAACCTCCTTTCTTCTTTATCATCCAAATAATAATAAACAGCAATACAAAGATAATACCTAAAGAAAAATCACCAAAATTAATCTTGACTTCCTGCCACCATGTTAGCTCTTTTTCTACCGGGTAAGGAACTTGAACTTCGCGTACACGGTCAACATATAAGGTATCTGTTCTTCCTCTATCCCTGTACTGCGTGCGCCATCGCTCAACGAATACCGTGTCACCCTTCTCACGAATGTAGATAGAATCCTTAATGTGGATTGAATCTCTCTCGTGGATGGTGAGATACAAACTGTCTACACGTACAGTTTCAACAGGCACATACTTTACACTCCGGCATGATGAACATATTGCCAACGTCAGCAATATGACACAATAAATTATGGTTTTCATAAGCTTGCAACATTAACATACAACCCTACCAAGCTGCTTAAGTCATGGGTCAATGCCTGACCGCTGTCCCTTGTGCAGATATACAATACGTCATTCTGAGTATAGTACTTGTCTTTGAATATCTCCATAGGAGGTGTATAGGGTATCGGGTCATCCTTAGTGCCTGATGCGGTCTCTACAACCACTTCGTAGAGTGCTGCCGTAGCCATGCCGGGATATTGGCTCTCCAAAACCATAGGGATATCTTGCCGGACCTTATACAGGTGTTCCTTGTAATTAACCTTCATCCCCTTGGATAAGGATTCGTCTATATATTCCGCCCAATCGGGGTACAGCGATTTAACCTTCAAAGATTCGCTGTCTGTCAGGCTGAATGTCTGTATCTGTTTTTTAGCGGATTCCACCATGTTTTGTGCGGATGCAGCCAATATGTAATCAGCACTATAAGGTTGTGGTTCGTGATTCCATTCTTCCGATTCCATGATTTGTACAAATTCGGGGTCATCCATTCTGTAGGTGGGGAAGGAGTCCCTCGGGAAGAGGTTAACGAATTCCTCATGCAGCACTACTTTGGTGCCGTCTGCGTTGCTTCGCATTGTCGGCATAGCCAACAGTCCATGTTGGGTCAGCCATTCTATCGTAACGATTGTATATCTCATTGTCCAATTATATTAGTTATTACATAATCAATTAATTCTTGCTCTGTGAATCCGTCTGCCTCTGTTGGTATTGCGTCGAAGGCGATGGAGTTATAGAAGGCGAGTCTGGAGCAATAATTCTTAGTGTTCCCTTCTTCCCAAAAGAAAGAAGGAGCTTTACTTGTCTCAGGCTTAACGTTATCGTTTACAGTCGTAATTGTATGTTTCACTCCAAACAATTCATTATACGTAATAGACTTGTTTAATACTCCGTTAATATAAGTTACACCATCCCGATTTCCTGCATAAGCAATATTCTTATTAGTACCGCCTGTAAAGATATAGAATGGAGTGATATCTATCGGGTTATGTCTTTGCGAGTAGTACATCTTACCAATGTTAAAGTCCCCTATCGGATTAACCGTCATAAACAGCATCTTCACTCCACTACTCAGATTCTCTACCAATCCGTAATCATCTACACCATCTGTCACTAATGCACCGGGATATTCGGGTATCTGAGTAATGGTGATGTTACAGTTGTCTATAGGCTGCTTGGAAGTAAACCCATACCACCCGGATAATCCTTCGTATTCACTCGAGTTGAGCTCAAAGTATCCATTTTCCAATGTAATATTTTTGCCACCTTCTGCATCTGTGTATCTAAAGATTAACTTACCTTTAAGCTCTTCCGTTATCCCTGTAATATTACATTTTAAAGTTGCATTTTTACTACTATCTTGATATAATATTCCTCTATATTCTATTTTTACGGATTGCATTACAATTGATGAGTCTGATTCTATTTTTACGACTCCATTGTTTGAATCGGTTTTCCAATTACTAAAGTTGTCGTTGTATCCTCCAACACCACTCATTTCGGCAAACAGGAAGTTATTTAACTTCATTCTCCTTCCTTTACCCGACAAGTCCTGCAAGTAAGCAGATTCCTTCAATGTTTCGTTGGTCGCACCTTGCTTCTTTACGTCATAATAAAAAACAACATGCTCCCTTATCCATTGAGGGATAGGGGAAGGCTTGGGAGCACCGCCACCCGAACGGATTTCGCCAATGTGATTCAGTGCGATTGTATTCAACCGCACCGAATTTAAAGATATTGTGTTAACCTTCATATCACTCCAAAATTAATGCCTTGACAGGCTTAACATTGCACTGAATCTTGATATGCTGCTCACCAATAACACCTTCGATGTTCTTCTGCCAAACCGACCCGACACCGTAATCGACTGCAAACGCCACCCAACTCTCACCGTCCAAACTCTGATACAATACCACCTTGGACGGATGTGTATCGAATACCAATTGCAAACCAAATGTAGACGCAGCAGGCTGAAACTTATACTCCTGATTGGAGCCGAATGCTGCAAAATTGCCGGTTATATCCTTTAATGCCATAATTGTAGATTTAATTGTTAAACGATTTCAATTGTAATACTTTCGCCTCTTCTCTGTGCATCCTCTATCAGCACATTGAGCTTATCGGAGGTATATCGGGATTCGGTCAATCGCCCGACTTCCGTATTCCTTCCGACAAGTATGCAGCCGGCAGAGTCATCGGCAGTATTCCCCGGATGTATCAAGATTCCTTCAAAGGCAGGGACGTTAAGCAATCGTGGCAGGTTCCTGCCAAACTTGGGAGACCAATTATATACCACCTTATACTCTCCGTAAGGGATGGCGGTTTTGCCATATACCTTCTTTTCATTGCTCAAATCGCGGACGGTGTCTTCTAGGGTATTGCAGAAAAACTTTCCGTCTACGAACAGTCTGCCCACCGTATAAGCGGGTTTCTTCCATAATCTTTCTACTCTTAATTTCATATTATATATTTTTTATATTTAAATTATTTATGTATGTTTGCGACAGTATTTAATTATACTGCTTTTCATAAAAGATATGACGATAACTATGCCGGTATAGCGATACCGGCTTTTTTATTCCTTCTTTTCCTCCTTCTTCGATTCAAACAATATCTGTGCAGCCAATTTTGCGATATCTTCCTTGTTTTCAATTATAACACTCATTGTCTTTTCTGCTTTGCGCAATTCCGCCTTTTCCCACGATTTTTCCCTTACCGATATAAATTCGCAGAAAATGCAATAGACTGTCCAAATCATGGAGAAGACAGGGAAAGGTATAACGACACAGCATAGTAAGTCGATAAAACACAATTCCAAGAACGGTGTGAAGTACTTCTTTGCCTTGACAGCCGTTTTCTTGTAACCTGTCGATGTCCTTGCCTCGCCGCGCTGTTTGGCTTTCATCACTCCGGTCAACAGGTCTATAAACATAGCCCCAATAGTGACAGCGATACATAAGGCAATCAGCACGATGTGTGTCATCATGTGCTGCTGGATAAAATTGTAAATAACATCTTTCATTTTGTCTGTTTTTAAGATTAATACTATATTTGCATGTGTTTTTCATAACCCAACAGACCTGGCGAGGTTTGCATAAGTTTTTTCCCTGCTGCCTACGAAGGCATGCAGGGAGTTTTTACAAGTTTAGTCTACAATTGCAAAATCTTTATCAGAAATACAAAACCATCCAGTATAGTAATTTGAATCACCTTTTTTCAGGTTCCCTATTTTACCATTTCCATATACATAGTGATAAGTTTTAGTATTTCCTACACCATAACTCATTTGGAAAGCTTTAACACCGTTCGCTCTATCCCCAGTCATAGCACCTTGATCATACATCTTGCAGTACAAAGTGTTTCCATCGTTTTTTTTAGCATAAACTAAATAAGGTATTTGTTTAATTTCTTTTCTATCATAATCTATGCTTGTGTTTGTCTCAATGATTCCATTATCAGTCAAATAGCCAATAATAGGATTAAACACAGCAGTTTGAAGCCCATAATGTAAATTTATGGTAATATCTTCTAGTGCTTTAAATTTGGCAAATACATATATTTTATCTCCTTGCATTTGATAAGTGTCTTGATAATTAAGAACTTCTCTTGCCGTATTTGTTGATTTGTCAAAAGTGTTGCTTGAGCATATATTAACAGAAGAAATCGCTGTTATACTATTACAAAAAACTTCTTCCCCCACAGATAACTCCTTGTTATCAGCGAAAAAAGCGTATCCTAAATTTTTTGCGGATGGATAATTACTATCTGTATCGGGATTAATTAAAGCATGAAATCCTCCTACAAAGTCTTGACCGCTATCTCCTACTGCATTGCTTACAGATTTTATTTTCCATGGACCTATAGTCTCACTCATTTCCGTAAACGACGTATCTTGTGGGAAATTTGATAATGTTCTGTTTTGGTTGGAAAGTAATCTCCATCCACGAATACCAAACATTCCATTAGGGCCATTCAACCCAAGACATACCATTATATCATGCGTAGTATTATACTTTCTTATAACCTGTAACAGATTAAAAGTTCTATTAACATTGTTGTCAGTATATTCTTTTCCAACAACCTTATCTGTATATTCAATAACTCTTGCTCTAAAAGTACCGGTTTTTTTTTCTAATAAATTTATTTTTTCTTTATTTAATTCGGGAATAAATTTTTTCAGTCCTTCATACAGATATTTGGGATTACTATTTCTTGAAACCACAAAAATATAATTGGCTTCTAAAGGAATATCTTCTTTCTTTATTACGACATCGAAAGGTACAATTCCAGAGCCGGCATTCATATTAATAAATTTAATTATACTATCTTTTTCTTTATTAGTATTTGTTGCAAAACCATAGCTCGGAATACCAGAACCATATTCTTCACCTATAATTTTATAATCTAAAGACTTGTCTAATGGGTAATAAAAAGTTGTATAAGAGTTATTTTCGAGCCACTCTTCATGGAGAATATACCCAGCATAGGATATAGATTCTGTCATTTTAGTAAAATCAGCTTCAAATAACATATCGCTTATGTAGGTGTCTGATATCCTAAAAAGATCTTTTTCATAATTCTTTCTTTTTGTTACAAAAATAAATTTTGCATCCTTAGGATGATCATTTTTATCCAATCTAAACGTTATAGGTTCTTGTGTTGAAGAATTCATTGGGAATTTCAGTAATATATCTTCTACAGAAGAACTCATTGATTTAGAATACCCATACGTTACCAATCCTATACCATAATCTATGCCTTTTAGAATATAATTACAATCTTCTAATGGATAAAACTCTGTCGTATATCGACCGGTTAGAAATTTACCATCCATTGTAAAATATCCATCAAGAGATTTTTTTGAACTTAGTTTTGTCTCTTTAGAAACTATTAAACTTGAATTTAATGACTTAATTGATTTTGTTATTTCTTGTATTTTATTTACACCTGAAGATTCAGTATATAACTCCGGTTCTTTCCCTCCAGTATTTATACGACTTGTTGTAAAAAGATAATATTCCGAATCATTAGAGATAAGACTATATAGAACGTTTTTAGGATCCATAGAATTAGCCTTCATTATAGGCTTAATCATTTTAAAATTGGAATCTGAAATACCAATAGAGTAGTAGCCACTTCCATATTCTTGAATAGAAGCAACTCCTTTTTTAAATGATTTAAGAGAATATAATTTTGTTTTATAATGATTATTGCCGCTAAATTCTCCATTTAGGAGAAATATTCCAACTTTACTGAGATCTTCTTGAACAGCAACTCCCCAATGAGGGGAATCTATCCCATTATAATTTTCTAATTTGAGAAGTTCTTCCGTAACGTTTTTACGAGTAGTCGGATGTACCACCGCATCAGTGGTTGTAGCAGGGTAAATAGTCTGCCCGCCTTTGGTAAGTTTATGAATTTTAGCCATATAATTCTTATTTTAATTCGTAAATTTATTCTTTATCGATTCCCGATTAAAGGAAACCACTCAATACATCTTCGTATTCCTTGTCGGAAATTGGAGAGGAAGAAAGCATCTCATTCTGCACATCCTTTACCACAGAGTCCTTTAATTCGGCACGCTGCTCCTCTGTCATGGATTCCCATGTCATTGGGTCTCCCTTATCACCTTTCTGGTAGTTTGGGTAAACATCAATTGTACCTGTACTGTCATCAGACTTGCCATTGACAAGAACGATGCCTGTAAACTCCATGGATACAAGGTTACAGATACCATCAGCAAAATCAGCATCAGTAAGGTAATACTCGCGTCTGACCGTCAGGTTGCCCGAACGCATGCCATGATTATCAAAAATAACCAGCAGGCTGCCATCATCCAGCCTGCGACAGTTCTTGTAGTCGTGTCCGTCGAAAGAGGCTACAACGGGTTTCGACAATACTGTCTGATAAGTAAACCGGAAAGGAGTTTTCAGGTCTCCATTCAGATTTTTCTCTATGATTTTAAAATCGGACTGATAATTGATTCGCATAATTATAATATTGATGTTACATCGTCAATAGCTTCGGCAGACAGATACTTCTTATCAGCGTCTACGGTTTTCTGATAAGGTGTTAAATCAGGTGCCACGTATCTTTTCAACGTATCGGTAGATAATCTTCCGTTTGTATTCCCTTCCTGGAAGGGTATGTTCTCCTTGCCGTTCGGCATTGTCCGTGCGTCAAGCTCGTTAATCGTTTTTCCTGCCATAATTATTTGTTTTACATTATAAACATTCTACCAATCTCCGCCAATACGGTGATACCATTAACCTTGATTTCCCCATCTTCATTCCTGCCGATTGCAAACTCCTTATCCGAAGGGATAACTTCCGCAATGGAGACCAAATCATCGTCTGTGAGTGCCCTTTCGCTGACTGTATAGTCATTGTCTGCCGAAGCGCATTCTCTTGCTTCTTCAAACTCGCGCATCAGTGTTTTTTTCATATCAACAAAGGAGAGGTATTCCTCACTCTGCTTAATCGACTCAAGTTCTTGTTTTTCTTCGCTGCTTATGTTTTCTTTCTTCTCCAATTCATTCACTCGTGGAAAGGCTTGCGCGTCATAGCCTTCGGGTTTCAGCTTGGCATAGATACCGCGCATATCCTCGTTAAAGCTCTCCATTGCCCTTTCGTAGGCTACCAAATTCAATATAATCTTCACCTTCGTTTTATTGGCAAGCGGCGCGCCCTCATCCGATTTCAGAGGCACGAGTTGCAAAAAACTCATTTTTCTGATGATTTCGTTGATTTTCATTTTGCGCCTCCTTCCTTGGGGATAAATGACAGCATGCTTCTAAGCATGTTCTCCGTATCTTCGACGCTGCCTTTCATGCCTACTGTCATACTGAATCCGGTAGGCACGATAGAAGCCGTTCCGACATAAGCGTCTCCATCCAATATGATATATTGGATATCATTGGTTGTGTTGTTTGAGACCTCACCGTTTTCATAAAGCCTTGTAATACTTTCTTTTTTTCTTATCAGTTCCATATCTGTATAATTTAATGATTAGTATATTTTTTAATGTATCGGTCCGGGGTTCGGGTCAAGCTTGAGCGGGAACGCCTTCTTCGTGTACTCGTTCGTATTAAGCTGTAGATATACGTAGTACTCGCCAAGAAAATCAGTTAAGCTGAATGTCCCGAATATTTCAACCTCTCTGTCTTGAATCAGATTGAAATCCTGTAATTTTTCCCTGCCCATATCTTCGTCCGAAACCACACGCCTTAGTGTAATCCAATTATTAGTAAGCGTTTTGCTCCCGACTGAATAATACGTAAGTTTAAGATTCCATTTAACCGCAGTGTTAAGCCCGGTCATTGAGTTAGTCACATATTCGGCTGTCAGATTGATTACCAAACCACCCGCTTCTTCTTCCGATACATACTTAACCCTGCCGGGAGAGCAGTTCATGACAGGCAAAAACAGATTAGCCTTGTCCGCCTCGATAATACTTTCAATCTTATTCATGCAAAAAAACGGATATACATCGTAGTATTGACCAAGTGTCAGACCATTGGCAGGCATCTCTAATGTAACCCCCGCTCTGACATTAGCCAGTTTCCTCACAATTCTGTTGGACGAGTCAACCAACATCGCCCCAAACCACCATGTATCAAGGTTGGTAGCGGATTCCATATCGGACAGCTCGACCGAACCGGGACCTGATTTATCTGCGGTAGTAACATTTCGCGCAAGAGAGCACGATATAGAGCCATACATAGACACCTTGGAATCGCAATAGAAGCTATGGAACGGCGGTTGCGCATCGTGCTTGTAAAGCAAGAAATCTGCCAACCTGTACGGACTCGCACTTCCGCCCCAAGGTCTCTCATAGATATATCCGTTCATCTTGTTTCCCGTATACAGCTTGGGGATTTCCTCATAAGACGCTACAGGGGGCGGCTTAATGCCGCAATTCCTCATCGAGCCCTTCCACCAAGCTCCTTCACCGTCAGATGGCATGCTCCTGTCAGGAGCGGCAGAGGCAATATGGACAGGCTTGCATCTTGACCACATATTAATCTCATGGCTCGTGCATAACCCGCTCACATTCGTTTCAGACGTCCCAAGAACGGAAGCAACGTCACTCCTCAGATTGACAGGAGACGTAATTACGTTATTCGAATTAGCCATATCAGTAGAGCAGTAACAGGGTTATATAAGTTGAGATAAAGGCACACATCTCCATCCAAAACACAGGCTTCCTGAACTTAAGGCATGCCAATACGATTACACCGCCAAGGAAGGTTATAAGAGGGACGTACCAAAAACTCATCAGCACTTGCCATACAAGAGAGGCAAGCGCGCAGATTCCCGCGCTTACATAATGGATATTGCGGTTATAATCCTCCTTGAACAAGGGAGCCGAGCCGACAAACGCCAATGATGCGCTTGATATAAACGCCAAGAATTGGTATTCTTCCTTGCCGGCTTCAATGAACGAGGCAATCAAAAGGGATGATTCGGCAAGGCAGAAGAGCGTGAACAGCCAACCTCTCTTGCCGAACTGATAGTAAGTGTCGCTGATGCTTGCAGGGACACCGTTCTTACCAATCGCGTATCCGATATAGGATACAAACAGAACAATCGAAATAACCAATAATGTAACCATAGTTTTTAATTTATAAATTTGTCTTTCAAGTTTTTAATCTCTTTGTGCAGCTCAATTATCTGAGCCTGCAATACTGCCGTATATTGGGCATAGTTCACGGACAGGTAGTGTTCTTTCGAGCTGCCCTTAGATACCAACTCAGGATACAATTCTATCATGTCCTGTGCGATAAACCCTATGCTTTCCTTTCCATCCTTGATATAGCTGACAGGGGTAATGAACCCTCTGTTCCGTAGCGGTTTTATACATGACTTTAAGCGGGCGTCCGAATAAGCGGTAATCTCACCGCTTGCAAGAAACGAACCCTGGACAACCGCCCTGTTATTAGAGGCTTCAAGCTCCAATCTAATCCCCGGGCTGTTACCTCCATCATCATTCGACACTGCTATCAGCATGGTTCCCCATGTGTCGTAATTAGGTCGATACGTACCGATGGTGTATCTTGTCTGCCATCCAACACCGTCCAGTGTATCCTTCCAGCTAATAATCGGTCTACAGGAGTCGTGCATCATCAAGGATAATTGGTTAGCCTTGAATACGGCATTGTCCGGATTGAAGTATATCGGCCATTGTAATTGCCAACGGTCTGTCATCGTGCTTACGAATGATGCTCTGCATTGAAGATTGTTGTAGCAATAGAGATTCGTGATATTAACAATACCATCCGACTGGAACTGAGCTACACGCCCTGCCGAAGTGTAGAATGCGATACCGTAATATCCCGACATGTGCACAAAATTGTCATTCCCTGCAAAGGATAAACCATTCCAAGGACTACCCCCATCGTGAGCATTATCAGGTTCGCTGCCAATTATGGTGCACCCAACCTTATTCGCCCAAACAGTACTCCACATATTGCTATTCCATCCACCGCCAAGGCTCTTGCTTCCCGATGTGGGAATCAGCCCATCAGAACCGAAACTGTAACCGAATCCCGAACCATTAAGGGATATTTTTTTGCTTCCGTAGATAGTCAAGGAATCATCAGACGCCTCCTTCAAGTATACGTAATCACCGTCACCGAAGTTTATTTTGTTACCAAAATTCCCGGCTTTGTTCAGGACTATATTATTAGTGGTCGTAGTTCCGTTTATCGCAAGGTTGCCTGTTACTGTCCCGCCTGCCAAAGGCAGATACTTTCCTGTTATAATATCATCCTCCAATTGGGACAGTTTTGTCGGGTACGCAGGAAGAGATATCACCCCATTGGATACATTGTAAAGAGTCGTGCCCAGCTTTACCTGCTTGGCATATACACTGCCCAAGTCCGGTATGTGGGAAAAATGGATTCTCTTGGACGTGTCAGACTTGGCAAGCTCTTCCCACATGGCGTCTATATCCAAACCGCCACCGCCTTTTTTATTCGTCCACTTGCTTTTAACCGAGTCGTATGTCAATACCTGTCCTTCCTGCAAAGGAGTAACCAAGGTTACATCGTCCAGCATGTTCAATGAGGTAGCACCACTTCCACCACCGGTTGTCGAACCGAACGCAGCAAGGTCACCCGTAGCGTAGAAATTAACCATAGACCCATCATCTTTCTCTACATATACGGCATTATTGGCTGCGTCATATTTCAGCATGGCATTACCGATTTGGACAGAATTGATGGCTTTTATATGAGTGAACGGATATTGAGGTTCCAATATATATTTGAATTCTGCCGAGCGCAAGAACTTAAATGCCGACAGTAATACACCGACCGTTTCCTCACCGACAAAGAATGACAACGGGTCTGCATGGAGTGTACCATCTTCTTCCCACCAAAGTGCACCGTTGGCAAAGTAACCCGTACCGTCAAAGCGCACAAGACCTTTGGCAACGTTTTCCGGCACGCTGCTTTCCGGGTAATCGAATTTGTCCAGCATGGAACCTCCCCACCAGGAAGCAATACCTCCTCCGCGCTTGTCGGACTGGTATACACCGTTCGTGCCGCTCATTATCTTGAATCCGCTATCAGAGGTGTATCCCAATGCCAACAATGAGGATTGGATAAGACCTCCTTCAATATTGGTGTATTCCTTCAGTGCTTTCGTCAAGTAAGATATATCCCCTATATTTTTTGAAATCTCCTTGATGGAAGCGTTCAACTTTTCCTGTATATAATTGTTTGCGGCATTGATATGGGCGATAAAGTCACCATATTTCAGATTGAATGCGGAATACTTTCCGTCCACCATAGCTACTTCCGTAGCGGTGGTCTTGCCGTCCTGAATGACACCGTTAATGGTGTTAATCAGTTCTTGTGCCGAATTGTTGAAAAGCCGGTATGCCGTTTCCAGTTCTGTTTTTACCACACCTTCATCAAGAAGCTCGTTTTCTATAATCTTGCTATAAGACTCCGTTACATCCTTTTGGGTTGTGGCTATAGTGTTTAAGTACTTCTGAATGGCTGCCGCCTCACCTCTGTCTACGATACCATCTTTGAACGCTTCGTCAGTGAAGTCCTTCATGGAGCCTACTGTCTCATCCAGTTTTTCAGCCGCTTTCTTTGTTTCTTCGGCTATTTTCTGTGCCTCTTTCGCCACCGTGTCATCGGTGTATTTGGACGCAAGCTCCCAATGGGAGATGCTGAACGCTTCCCCTGCTTTTTTCGCGGTGTTCGCCCTAAGCATATCATCCTTATAAGTCGTTCCATAAGTGGCGTTAACCCACATATCGCCTATGTCGTATGCATCGGAGTTCTGCGGCTGGCGAACAAAGATACGTCTTTTGCCGTCTGCGGTGTCCTGTGCTTTTTGGGCATTTTCCAAAGCCTTGATGATATCCGTATCGGTAATGGCATTCCAATACCATCCCTTTCCTTGCTCGTATTGGAACCTGTATGCCTTTCCCTCCTTACTGTAATACAAGTCACCAAGGTGGTTGTTTTTCAAATCGTCGGTGGTCCAGTCGGATGCAGGGAGATTCTCAAGGGTAGGTTCCGGCTCATAAAACCATGTTTCTATCGCACCGTCCACCTGATTCTGTATATTGTCCAACTCCTTGTTGATGTAGTCTTTCAGAGGGTCCAAGTCCTCTTTGTACTTCTCGGAAGCTTTCTTGAGGGCGTCTTCAATGGTATCACCGTTACCGATAGTGGTGCCAACAGAGAGCTTGCCCTTTATTTCCACACCTTCACCTTGGGTGAATTTCACATAGCTCTTGCCGTCACGGTCTCCAACGTATGCATCACCGTACACATGGAAGAATGCCTTGTTGTTAATCTTGTCCACTCCGTATTCCACATATTCCTTATTCAAATAGGAATAGGAGTCTATGCCATGATAGAGAGTGACGCTTGGGCTGAACACATCCGTAGAAGACATGATTACCGCATTCTGTGCGTCAATATTGCTCTCATCTGTCACGTCATTACCGTCAATGCCCTTCCACTTGGTACGTGCTCCTAAGTGTGCTACGGTGTCACCCTTTGCCGGAATGTCACTACCAGTATCACAGTCGGCCATGCTCAGGTCGATATAGTGCAACTTGTAGATGCCTATCTCAATTGGCTCTCTGCTTGCCCCTACACATAAACGCCAATAATAATGGTTCGCCACCTGTTGGTATTCTCCCGGCTTCTTGATGTTGAAGTTCTTGCTCTGAATTTGGAAACCTGCACGGAATCGGTTCTCTACTTCCACGCCATCCTGCTCGGCAAGAAACCAACAGCGGTACACACCGTCAGGCACACCATTCTCCACCGGTCCTCGCTCTGATAGTATCAGCTCGTTGCCATCAGCAAGCATTATGGGTGTTCCATCGGCAAGCGTCATGCTATATGTCGATTCGATATAGCCTTTGGTCCACACGTCAATCAGTGTCACCGCTCCTCCGGGAGTGAGCATAATCTTTCCACCCACGGAATTGACATTCTGTATCTCCAGTGATTCGAAATAGGCTTTCATGCGGACTCTCAGCTTGTCTACCTCCGCATAAACCTGGCCTGTCTCCTTGTCAACCATGATGATACCGCCTGTACTTCCACTGACAAACTGACCTACCTCAAAGGCGGTGTCGGAGGATAACTTGTAGGGAGTACGGTCGTCCCTGTCTTTATTCAAAAACATCTTTAACGACCTTCTTGCCGAATATGCATTGCTATCTGTTGCTGGAGTGCTATCATAAGATGTAATCAGATACACTCCACTACCACTTCCACCTGTATAGGTTTGTCCGGCCAGCGTGATGTTCTCTAGCTTCTCTTCCAGTTCTCCGATACGGGAGTATGCTGCAGTTTCACCAACCATATAGATAGGCGAGTCAAAAGGATAGTCAAGGTTAAATTCAAAACCGATAATCCTTGACTGCCTTCCGTTCTCAAAGTAGGCTTTGTTTATGAGGTTTACCTTCTGACCGATACCGTAGAGATTGTGAATACCATTTTCCCTGTATGCGTCATCGGACATCATCGTACAGTTGTAGGTGTTGGGGTCTATCTTAGACTTGGCAACGTACTTTTCTGCTTTGTCCTTCAATTCCTGCTCAGCAGACGATACAAGTCCTAATTCGGCTATCTTCGTGCTGTCCCATCCGGACAAAACGTAAGTATCGCCATTCTCAGGGATAAGCACTTCATCAGGAAGCGGACGGCCGTAATCCTCATTTCTGACAATCTCCCAAAGCTGCTCATCCTTACCTTCGGGGTCAAAAGTTACAGCGAACACCATGCCGTTTAATTTTCCCGATTGGAAAGTGATTTTCAATTCCTCACCGGGAAGAATATAATCCTTTGAGAAAGTTATCCCTGTGTCCTTGAATCGGTAAGCGCTCCATCTCTGTTCGGTAGTAGTTCCATCAGCATTCTCTATGGTTTCGGTGTATTCGTGGGTGGTAACATCCGACATGGTTCCTAGTCTCCGAGGATAGACTTCATCAAAGATAACAATTTGTTCAATGGCTTCCTCGGTAGTCATATTGGGATAAGCGTCAATGTAGGGAGTCCCTTCGGGTAGCATCAGACGTTTCTGAACCACACCATTCACAACTACTGATTCATCCACCGGACGATAATTAGTGGGGATGTTTCTTGTCGAACCGAAAGCATAAATTCTTGTCGCGTATGTTGATTGTGATTCGGAGCGTGGCATCTCCCCAACATTCACATCGATTTCAAAATCTACAGGGTCACCAAACTCACACCTTCCAAAGTGGATGATATTCTCTGTAACCCAACATTCGCAATCCCATTTCTTCGCCATCTCGAAACAAGCATCCAGTATGTTGATGTTGTCATAGCTCATCAACTGTGACTTGTTCTCAACCGTATTGTCAATGGAGAAAACAAAATCCTGTCCTTTGTACTTATAGCCAAGAGCTTTTAAGTTTCTCAGGACTATACCTGCTTGTACGTCAAGCGTAGCGGTAAGGCTCCAAGACGCTTCTTGTCCTGCCGTTTCCGGGGTGTATTTGAAGACTTTGTTTTTCCATTTCCAATAATGGGAGTCAAGCTGCAATTCATAATCATATCCTTCCGTATTGGTGTTGAAAATGGGTTTTTGCAAGTCGCACACTTCGAACAGTCCAAACTCGCATTCCACGTATGAGCCTAGCTTGAAGTATATGGGGTTATCCAAAGAAAATTTCAACGTGATGTAATCTTCCTTCATCAACGTAAACTTCCGCTTGCAACCATCGTTGGGGGCGGTTGAAAGTAGAATAGTGCCGGATATGTCTTTAACATCTATCATGATTCATCAAAGTTCGGATATAAAAAAAAGAGTACCCAATTTTGAGTACTCTCATCCTTCACAATGAAATCGAAGTGAAAAAACTAAGTTCTATTGGCTGGATTCGGCTCGTTAAACTTCATCGAAATCTTTCCGAAAGTCCTGTCCAAACTCTGCGCATAAGTGATGCTTTTGCCCAAATAAATCAGATGGTAAATCTCACTACTATTAGCTGGAACTTGAATATCAACTGTACCTTTGTACAATTCATCGAAGAATGCCTTTTTCTTAGCTTGATAATCAGATTGGGAATTACCTTCAATGGTAAAAGACAGTGTAATGTCTCTTTCATCCAGCTTTGGGTTATTCACTATCACACGTTTTCCATGCTCCAACCGAGATTTGTTCTCAATAAACTCTTTCATAGGGGACGAAGCACCAATTGTATCAAGAAACTTGTCACCCATCCTTACGCCCCATGTGGTGTAGGCATTTTTATTATTTATCAACAACTCAACCATAATCTATAATTTTGAAATATTCTTTTTTACATCAGCTATGTCTTTCTGCATCTGCTGTATAGGCTTGACAATTGCTCCTGTATTTTCTGAAATCTGCACCAGTTCAAGATAAGACCGGGCTATCAAATCACGTGTATCATCCGCTATGTTTCTTGCCTCTGTGTTAATCGAGAGTATGGCATCAGCTTTTGCAGTCAATAGGTTCAGAGATTGAGATTGGACGATGCTTTGAACCTTTATTTCTTCTCCAGCTATTTGCAAAGCTGTAAACCGTCCGCTTAACTCCCCGGCATCCTCGTGCGTCATTTCGGTGCCGAACCCTCGTTGAGAACCGCCTTGTTGGGGTGTACTATCTCCGGTCCAACCCATAGCATCTTTTAAAGCATTCCGTTCCGCAAGAGCTTCTGCGACAATGGCGTCCCATTCCGCTTGCGACTTTTCCATTTCTTCCTTGGTTATACCTGCCTTATCATCGTTAGCCTTAGCAAAACTATCATACCAAGCTCGTAACTTGTCTTTGTACTTATTTCCTACCATTGTAGTGAGAATGGCACGTTGCATATATTGCTCAAAATTCTTAGAGAAGTCCTCTGCGGAGCTGTCCATATCCATAAGCATGTCTACAAAGCTGTCAAACACGCTATCAAAAGACACTTGCGTAAGTTGTTCTTTGATTTGGTCCTGAATATCCTTTATACGCTCTTCGCCATCAATAATCCCTTGCAGATATTCACGTACATCATCATCCAACTTTGACCAAAAAATATCAGCTTCTTTTAACTTCTCCACTTGTTCTGCTGACAGGTCGAAAAGTCCTGTCATTCTTCCTTCTGTTGCTTTATCGAAGTCGGCTCCAAGGGCTTCACGTGCTTGTTCCCATCCTTCCTTGCTCATACCCTTGCGGATTCGTACGCCAATAGAGTGAGAACCTGCGGATGCCCCTGCGTTCAGTCTTTCCTTACCAAGAATACGGTAACTTTCAATACTTTTTTCCGCCAGCTCCAATGCCTCTTTCCCGACCTTATTAGCTTCTACACCGTATGAGGTATTAATGTACTCTTTCTTTTTGTCAATCAATTCATCCCAAATGGAGTTAAGCGTATCGTACTGTTCCTTCATAGCGTTGTAGTGCGAGTAGTCAGCACCAAACATTCCATCAAGCGCAGACACAACAGAAGAGATTCCGTTGACTGCACTCATGGCACCACCTACGATGTCACCGCTCATAATCTGACCGACACCTACAGCCGTCTGCCCCAATCCTTCCAAGGCATCAATAGCTCCTTGTATCTTGGAATCATCAAAGCCGAAGATACTCCCTATGTTGGAGCTAAACTCTTTGAGCGGACCGGAAAATTCAACAACTGCATTTCCTATCTTCGATATACCAGTACCAATCGCATCCGTATCACCTTTAGCGTTTTTAAGGTCACTGATTCCATTTTTAATGCCCTCCGTAAACTTCTTGAACGGTGATTTACCTGAAAGCGTATCCTTTAAATTCTTGATAGAATCGGTAATATCCTTGATGTTGATTGTGCCGTCCTCTATGCTTTTAAGGTCTTTATCGGTAAATCCTACGGTTTTCAAATCTTCAACGGTAACACCATTCCCTCCAGAGAGATAAGACACAAGTGACTCATACTTATCAATGACAGCTTGAATGGCGTTTACCGACTTGTCGGAAGCGTCTTCAAAGAGGTCCGCCATTGCCTTGGTTGATTTCCCATATTGTTCATCCAATGAAGATAATTCGCTTGCCTGTCTTGCCCTTGCGGATGCAATCTCTCCATTGTTACCCCCTTTCTTTATGATGTCCGCTATTTCATCTTCGTACTTCTGCGTGATAGCCTTTCTCTTTTCCTGGTAATCGCCAAACGCAATGAAGTATTCCTGCCATGCTTTTTTGTCAGCATCAAGTTTCTCTTTATTTGTGTCTTTTACATTATTCTCATATTTCTTGTAAGCGTTTTCTTCGGATTCAGCCAACTGAGTTTCCTGCTCATCAGTAAGTTTGCCTTTTTGCTTTTTATTCCATTCCTCACGTTGCTTTTCAATGGCATCCAACTCTTTCTGATAATCCAAATCTATCTGCGCCAACTTCTTTTCAGTTCCGTCAGCCATGAGATTTATTTCGTCCTGTTGGTTCTTACGACGGATGGAAAGAAGTTCTTCAGCAAGTTGTTCTTGCTGTTTTAGTCTGTCTTCCACTTCTTTTTTAGCATGGCTTTTTTGTTTAGCCAGTTCATTTCCAGTTGCTCCACCCAACTCTTTATATACCTTTTCAGCGGATAACATCTTATCCTTGGATTCTTTCACCTGTTTCGATGTAGCCGTCTTATCTTTGATTAATGCCTCATATCCTTTTTTTGCTTTTTCCCATTCGACTTTAGCATTTGCCAAATCTTCCTGATATGTAGTTTCTTTTGTTTTCTGTATGTCTTTAACTTCTAATTGGGCATTTATTTCCGACAAGATGTCTTTTCTTGCGTTTGCCAATTCATTCTTCAGGTCTTCAATACGCTGCGCTTGAACCTTCATTTCGGAACGGTCGTTACCTTTTTTAGCTAAATTATAAGCCCATTCCGCACTTTTTATCTGTTGTTCTAAAGACTCGACTATAGCCTGTTTTGACTGTGTTCTGGATTTTATAACTTCTTCATTATATGCCTTCCAAAATCCAGTCAAATCCTGTATATGACCTTTCTCATCAACATATTTCTTAAAGAGTGCCGGATATAGTTCTTCAATGTTTTTTAAAGCTTTGAATTTAGTAATATCGGCTTCCACCTCACTATTAATGGTGTTAACAAGACCTTCCAAAGTATGTTTCCGGTCTTCCTCCTTTGTATTGAGTTTTTCTATTTTCTTGTTATATGAGTCTAAAGCACGTTCTGCTGATGTTGTATTATCAGATAAAGCCCACATAGCGGCACCAAGCCCTACAACTACCGTAGCTAAAGCTACATAAGGATTGGTAAGCATAGAAGCGTTTAAAGCCAACTGTGCCTTTCGTGCCAATACACGAGCGTTAGTAAGAGTTATCTCAGCTATCGTGTGTTTGCTTGTGGCTATGGTAGTAAGCATAACAGCAGTGCGATATGTGCCATAAGTAACCACTAATCCGGCAAGCACTTTTCCGATTTTCTCATAGTTTTCAATCAGTGAGGTAGTCGTTTGAATGCCACTCATTATGACTCCTTCTGACTTCTGCCCCAGTTCGTTGAAAACAGAATCTATGGCATCATTCATCATGGATAACTGACCGTTTATCTCCTTTGAAGCGTTCTCAGACATGTTATAGAACCGACCACCGGCGGAAGTTGCGTCTATAAACGCTTGCTGAACCATTTCTGCGGAGATAGCCCCCTTAGACATTTCTTCTTTCAGAGTGGCAATGGACTTGCCTGTTTTTTCGGAGATGGTTTGCAAAGGATTGAATCCGGCATTAATCATTTGGTTAAGGTCTTGTCCCATCAGTTTTCCGGCTGCGGACATTTGGGAAAAAGCTAGAGTCAGAGAATTAAACTTCTGCGTATTTCCCATAGAAACATCCCCAATGGCTTGAAGATAACGAGGAACTTTCTCTGCTTCAATGTTAAACCCTAACATCATCTGCGTTGCTGCCGTTACATCAGAAAATTCCAAAGGTGAAACTTTAGCAAACTCACGGACTTGTGCCATGAGTGCATCGGCTTTCTCCTTACTACCTAATAATGTTTGAATGGCTGTATCAGCAGCCTGGAACTCACCACGAACACGTATGATTTCAGAACCTAATGCCTTTAATACCCCGGCACCACCGATAACCGCTAAGGCTTTCTTCCAAGAAATAGCGATACTATTATTAGTTTCTACAACCTCTTTCGCATCATCCTTGTATAGAGCATATTCATCACGGAGCTTCTTTACCGATAGACGAGCTTCAGCTTGTTGTTGGGTTAATCCGAATAAAGCCGCCTTTTCTTCGTCTAAAGCCTTTCGTGCAGCGTTATATTCTTCCAACTTGCTGCTTGCTGATAATGGATTTCGTCTCAAGGCTGTACGGTAGGCATCGCCCAATCGCTTTACGTCCGCTTCAATATCTTTAACCACTGCCTTTTGAGCAATAATCTTTTCTGTGAACCCATTTACGGATTGGGAAGCATCGAAGATTTTCTTCTTGAAATCACTTTCCATAACCGCACCAGCTTTGGCTGCTTCACTCACCAACTCATTCATCCGTTGTGTGGAAGCGGATAACTGAGTGTTCAGAGCCTTGAAAGCAGCAGGAGACTGCGTGCTGTCCATAGTCTTTAGTTCTTGCTTTAATTTTGCAATCTCATTGCGGAGTTTAACGACCTCTTCCCAGTCCGACTGAACACGAAATACGAGTTTTGCCATATATAATTACTTTAATGGGTTCTTACCTTTTCTTTTGAAAAACTCTTCTTCTGACACTTCTTTCATAACCTCTCCATAGGCTACATGAAGTTTGTCTTTTTGCATGATTACCAAGTTCCTATATGGAATTTGATTTACCACCTCATCATAAGTCAGATGCAGATTTTCAATGAATGTTGCTATCTGACCAAGCAGGCAGTTATTACCTATAACTTCGCTTTTGCTGTCAGACTTTGCACATTCCTCGCTAAAACTGACAGCTTGCAAAAATTTTCAGCAGGAATCATAGATACGGCTGTTGACAACGCATCAGCCACTTCTTCAAGGGTTCCGTTTGACAATTCATCATATAGGCTATCATCGCCTTGTATGAACCACGAAAGCGCATGGGCCGAGCTACTAATATTCGACAATGAAGCAATCATGTCCTTCATGGTATCTCCGTTTCCAAGGTCTGATAAATAATATCCTGCGCCTGCTATTTTCTTTATTGTAGGCGGCATTATCACGTATGATTTTCCATTTATTATCGCCGTTTCAAAATCCATTCCGAGAACAGCACTATTTACTATTTTAGCAGCGTTATCCATATTTTTTTGAATTAAAAAGGCGGTGAGCAATCACCCACCGCCATCCTGAAAACTAATTTTGAAAAACACGATTATGCACCAGCATCAACTTTCTCTCCATCGAACCAGTATTCATCAGCCACACCTTCGTTTGGATTGTCCATAGCCACGGCAGATACGCCAAGTCCCATGTTCTTTTCTGCCATGTTCGTCTTTCCGACAATACCGGCATTGGTAAACACAACATAGTTACCTGTTTTTGTTTTACCAACAATGGATTTATACACAAGTCCGGGAGTTTCGGGAGCTGCCCATCCTACTTCTGTTGTACTTTCTTTGACAACCGTACCTCCTTGTAATTCCGCTTTTGTGGCGAAATCGTATTCTCCAATAGTGAAAGCGATAGTTTTATTTCCTTCGCTTGTCATATCACGATAATACGGTTTACCTGTCAACTCATTGATATAGTCAGTAACGTTCGGGTCATCTTGCGTGTACTGGAATGTATCTTGATGAGAGTTCTTAATCTCTGTAGCTGTCGCAAACCATGTTTTCAGAGAAGAAGCGGTAACAGCCGCTGTTATTGTCTTACCGTACCAAATCTGTTTAATTCCAATAAATGGTTTCATATTATCTCTATTTTACATTTAAAACTTCAAATAAAATTCTTACATTCACATAATGACACTTCAAAGCTGTGTCCGCTTCAGTACCGATTGATTCGATAGAATAACGATAGGTTGTGCCGTCATAGGTGCTTACCACATCATCAAACAGCTTGTTTGCTTGACTTTCAAGCTCATTCAGACGGATGGTGTTCGCTTCATTCTCGCTCAAATCGGGCACACAAAGATTCACCTCTGCAAAAGACTTCTTCCAATAAGTACCCGGCTGTTGCTTCTTCGTGTGAATGACAATTCTTTCAGACTTCAATTCGCCCGTCAGCGTTTCTCCTGCTGGTACGATGTCTATCCCGAAAGCCTTGCAATCCCGGTAGAGAATGTTTCCTATGTCGGTAGTTACTATCATATCGCTCTTTTAATTCATTCCTAAAACGACTATAAATAGGACAATAAACAAGATTATCAAAAACTTGAACTCTGCCCAATCTCCAAACATTTTTTCTAAAATATCATGGAACCACATAATCATTCAAATTCTTCTTTTAATCGTTTCTCCGCATACAAAGCGGCACCACTCAAAACATCAAACCCCTTAGATTCCACGTTAGACGCATAATTATAACCTTTAGGGGATTCTGCATCATTGTAGAGGGTCAAACCATCCTTATCCACATCATACTTATTGGACGTTCTCAAAGTGAGTGTGTGGTCTTGATAATTGCCATGTTCTTCTGCGTACTTCACGGCTTCATCACCCACATCAATCATCTTCTTCTCGACTTCCCATTCTCCTTCATCGAAAAAGGAATCGACATCTGAAAAATCGAAATCTACATCCATAATTCCGAGTAGTTAAAGTAGTTCGTACTCTTCACTGTGTAAACCTCGCCTTGTCCTCTTATATTCTCACCATCCATGCAACGGACTTCATCCCCTGCCTTTACGGTGATTCTCTTTTCACACACCACATGATAATTAGGACGGTACACAGAACCGTTGTCAGAAGAAAACTCTTTGGTAGTGTTATCATCACAACGGCACTTGCATACGTCCTGCCAGCTTTCACCACCAGTACCGGGAATGGGTCTTCCAAACTCATCCTTTTCCATAGGGGTGATAACCTTTACCTGCAATATGTGTGGAGCGAATATCATAAGAAGGTTACTTTAGGTTTGTTGCTTAATTCATCTTTCAATCCGTACTTTTTACATAGGAAAGAATAGTAGTCCTTGATACCTTGAATGTTCCAAGACATAGAAAAACCGCTTTCACTGATTGAAGTGGCACGAAGCAATAGAGAGGGGATGAACTTCGCAATCGCCACGGAGACATGACCGTAACAATCCTCGTTCATCTCGTCCTCTCCGCTTATCTTCGCATTCATACACATATCCAAAAGGTCAGCCTCCGACAACTGAATGCCGAAAGACTGAAACTTTTTTGATATGTATTCGTTTACCGTCATGCGTTCATCGTTGAAAGGTCAATGTTCACAATCTTGTTCGGAGCGATAAACTCAGGAATCCACTCGGCGGTGTACTCCATGTATCTACCTTCCTCGTCACGATAGTTACAGATAGACATCTGCCCCTCTGATTGTGAGTAGTTTCGTCCCGGAACAGGGTCGGTCATCACATAAGGTTTATGGTGACGCATACGCATCACATTGTCACTCTGCAACAGAGTAATGCGGTTATCTGCATAAATCTGAACATTATCTCCGTTCTGGTCTTCCACATAGTCCTCTTTTATTTCAATAGCAGGAAGCCCAATACCAGTGAAGATGCTGGAAGCTAAAGAAGAAGTGATAAGCCCAGTAGATAGGTACATCTCATTGGAAGAAAGCTGCATCTTGAATTTGTCACCGAACTCGCTTGAACCGATGATGTTCTTCACGAATGTTCCTCGCGACATAACCATCTTCTGGAATACACCGTATTTGGCTTTCAATTTTTCGAGTTCCTGCTGCAAATAAGTAACGAACTTGCTCTTATCGGAAGCTTCTGGGGTTAGATAGTGGAACGGCAGCTCAATATCAAGCAAATCAATGTTCTCTTTATTGTCTGCCAAGTGAACCTCTGCCTTACCTGTCATCAATAGTTCAGCTACCACAATATCCATACGCTTGTGAGGTGCAAGCAATACTTGGCGGTAATCATCATAGATGAAGTCAATAATCTCGTTCAAGATAGTGCGCTGGTCAGCCGTATTAGCTGCATTGAACTTGTCAAGAATGTCCTGCAACTGGGACAATCTTTCAATATCCATCTGATAACGGTCGCCCAAATAAGCGATTTCAGTGTATCCGCTTCCGAGTGAACGTCTTTCACGGATAGGCTTTTGGTCATTCTTGCCGATGATAGAACCAGCTCTGACGCCTGTGACCGTTCCCAGATATGTCTTGAACACACGGGTCTTGGTTTCAAGGAATGAGCCGTACTGCTGCCAGTAGATTCTATCTTGTCTCGTTTGCAAAACACGGTCAATAACCGCATTCACAATCATAGGGTCGGAAAATAAAGTCTGTATAGTCAGATTCATAACTCTACTTTTTTTTAATGGTTAATACTCAAACTGGAAACGAGATGTTAAACCTTCCTTATCCAGTTCGTGAATAGGCATCGAAAGTTTGGGTTCCTTTATTTCGTACGCCTGCATCAAAAGTGTGCAAAGTACCGGGCCGTCATCTTCCACTTTCTTTTCATCAAAAAGAACGAAGTTAGAAGTGTTTTTCTTCACGGTTCCACCTACTGCGGTTGCTTCAAACAGAACTGCATCTTTGGCGATATTCTCTCCAAAGGCTGCCTTGATATTCAATACATCGAATCCTTTGTTGGATTTGTCGATAGATTCAACTTCTGCACCTTTCTTCCCGCTCCCTATAAACATCCCTACATAAGCTAAAGAGCCTTTAGCGACTTTGATAGATAAAGCTGATTCTCCAGTGGTGTATGTTTCCACTACCCTAAAGTTACGAACTGGAACGATAGTACGTTTTTTCAAGTCCGCTTGTATCGGAGTGAACACAGGGAGAACGGAACCGACTACGAGGTTGGTGATATCCAACTTCCACGGCCCGCTCTTTCTGACACCTGTTTCAACACGGTAAAGCTCTTCCGGCTTGTATTCCGGGGTTAAGTTATACTTAGTACCTGCTGCCATAAATTTTATTTTTTAGATTCAACAATAGTTTTTGTTCCTTCCGAAATCATACCGGCAATAGATTCGTTTTCTTTCTCAATCTTTTGCTCTGCTGATTCGGGAGGAGTTACACCGCTAAAGCCGATATTGGCGAGTTCCTGCTTAGCGTCCTTGAAATAAGTGTCTAGGTCCGCATCATCGGGAATCGCATAACGCTTTGCGAATGTTTCGGGAATACCATACTCCTTTGCCTTTGCCATAATCTGCTCCTGTCGGGTAGCCTGTGACTTCTCTGTCTCAAACTGAGCTATCTTTTCAGAAAGCGGTTTGACTGCTGCACTCACTGCGTTGGCTATGATGGTAGCCATGTCAGGCTGCTGTTCCGTAGCCTGTTGCTGCGGGGTGGGAGTCTCGACAGGCTTACCGTCTTTAAGGTTATGCTTCTTCTCGTAGTTCTGGATAGAAGTACGAGTAGCATCCCCGGCACGGAAATCACCATAGGAATTTAACACGTCCGAAAAGCTGATACCCTCTACAATGGAGTTTATTTTTGTCTCGTCCGTTACACCCTCTGCCTTTTTGGTGGCAATTCGGGTTAAGATAGCAGTGTCCACACCCGAAAATTTCGTTTGCAGTCCTGCTAAAATAAGTTCTTGAATATTCATACCGTATGATTCAATTTATAATTTCATACGGTAAATTTCGCTATTAATAAAGAGGGAGAGAAATAATTAGAAGTCAAGAAATTCACTAAGAAGGGATTGTGAAGAGATTGCACAAAAAAGGTGGAAATCATACTGAATCTCCACCTTCGTAATTGTTCTATTCTTAATATTTTTAGAGGATTATTTTGTATTACCCCCGAAATTTTTCTGCCTTATCTGTTCTATTTTTAATGTTTCCTCATTTTTCTCTGCTTGTTCTTCCTTGATTTCAGTAAGTTCTTCCTCTATGCGGTCTTGGTTGCCAGCGAACATTATTCCATGCCGCTGTGACCAAACATTACCAGATACCGCTTTCACGGCAGTATTTACTTTATCGTCTAAGTTATCGAGCCTGTAAGGAACAATATCTGTCTCAATATCAATGCTCTGTGATGCTTTGCTTAATTCAGATGGATTAATAGAGCCTAAAGCGGAAACAAGGAAATTCACCCTGCGTTGCAGGAACTCTCCAATAACCTCTGCATGATTTGATACTTGCAAATGTGTGGAAAGAAAGACATAATCAAAAGCCACTCCCGACAAAACATTACCCGAACCACTCAGCTTATCAAAACTAATTTGAGGAGTATTTGTCATTGAATAAGCCTTATCAAATAGAGTATTCATTTCAAGCTCTATAGTCGTAGGCACCTGGTTCCACGTTAAATATTGGGCATCCGCACCTTCTCCTGTGAGTTTTACCATTCTGTCCTTAACTTTACCCATAAAACCTTCCACATCACCAATCAGCTTCAACAAGGGGAAGAAATGGTAGTCGATGCAATCGGCATAATTGGAAAGCAGTTTCTCCAGCCGTACACGAAAAGGCTTTATCTTCTCGCAATACGCTTCGGGGCGGTAAACATAGAGAATCGGAAGTTTCCCAAACCCATGAGCGAAAGACGGTCTTTCCTCCAACTTCGATAAATCCCATTGATAAACCATCTTGTCAGTGATGGTCATAAAACATGTGACTTCCGAATCGTCCATTAGTTTTTTCTTGTACTCACGAGAAAAAGCCACTAAATCTCCCTCGTCATTGAAGAAAGGATAAAGTATATCGCCACGAAATGGAGACCACAGTACGCTTTTCAACTTCTTGGTGGGTTTAACCTTGCCACCGAATGTAGTCTTTAATTTCTTCCAGAGCTTCTCCCAAAACGAATCATCATCGGCAACATACCAATATTCGGCCACTTCCTGTTCAGAGAGCCAAGAGCGGACTATCTTCTTGTTCTGATACTTGATTTTGTTGGACTTGAATACAGCCTTGACCGCATCCAGCAGCTTCTTTTCATCATCGTCAGTCGGAGTACAGTCCATTGACGGTTCTGTACCGACAGTGAAAGCGGTTTGAATGTTGACTATATCCTGCTCCAAAGGAATAGAGATACGGTTTACTGGCTCGGTCTTGTACTTCGCTTCTATTTCGTAAGTCTTTCCGGTCTTTTCATCGTAAACCGTTTCCTTTTCCTTTTCAAGTATTTTCCTGTCCGGATACTTCTTTTTATCCACCATGATTTCATGGCGTTTCGGGTTCCAATCATCCCAAAGATTACAACGGTTGGGTAGTTCGGTTTTTCTACCTTTCTTTAGGTAGCTTATCTTCTGCCCGATGTCAGGCAATGCTAATATTTCTTCTAAACTCAATGGCATAGCTTATATTTTTAATGTGTGAATATTCCAGTTAAATCTTTCGGCTTCTGAATCTTGCCAAGAAGCTCACCCAAAACATAATAACGGGCAGCATCTATACAATTATGCACGAGAACCCCATTAGCGAAGAACTCGTGCATATCTTCAACTTCTATATCGTAAACGTTACATATATCTTCCTTTACTATCTCTATCTCTTTCAGCTCTGACGCTTGCAGAAGATTGTCCGCTACATCTCCTACAACAAAATTCGGTCTTGCTGTATTTATTTGCGACAAATTCATTGCCGCACCATTTGCATTTCCTCTTTTCGTTATCTGTCCCTGAATGATACCGATAGGCTGTTTTGCATTTGTTTGAGCAAAACTTATTATTTCCGTTTGAAATGGCAGAAAACTCTTTTCCACACCATTCACAAATGAAGGTTTCCGGCTTTGCATTTGCAAATTGCTCTTTTGCTTTTTTGCTATGCCATTTCCTTCCCTCTTCTGATTTGTGCCATCCAACGGCAAACTTGCTTGCTTTGGCAATATTCTCTCTTCTCCATGCAAGCAGTTCATTGTCTCTACTTTGCTCTTCTGCGTGATGCCGTAAATGTGCGTGCATCTCAACAAGTTCAAGATTGGATATATCATTATTCCAAGTGTTTTCATCTTTATGGTGGACATGATACCCTTTAGGTATTTGCCCATTATAGAATTTCCACACTTCACGATGTAGTCGTTTTGTTCCACGGGAGAAATAACGTTCTCCGGCATATAATTTGTATTCTTTGCCATTAAAGACTTGCACGTATAGAGTACGTCCCCTTTCGTCAGTTCTTGTAATTGCTTCCATCCATTTATAGTTTTAAATTTATGCTCAGGCGTTGCCTTTATTTCAACTATAAAGTTACTAAAAACCAACCGAGTATGCAATATCTTTCTACATCCATTATCAAAGAATTTGTTAACCTTTCTAAAACCGTTTGATGTGAGTACATAATCACCCTTTCTAATCTTATCAATTCGCTTATTCCCTACGCTTGTCATTACAAGAGTCTCTCCTACGAAACAGTGGTTGTCGTGGTCTTCCGGCTCGTTGATATAGTTTCCGTCCTTATCCTTTGCCCAAACATACTTTCTTGCCTCTCTCTGCAAGTTGTATGAGCGTTTGGTTATGTACATCTCATACTCTTTCATCTTGTCTATACCAGCATTGATAGAACCTGCGCCCTTTTCTACGGCGTATATCTTAATACCTCCGTTATGTATCTCTTGAATTAAACGCGGGTCCGCACTATCAGCAATTACCTTCAATCCCCATAGGCGAAGAGTTTTGATAATGTCGGAAGAAAGAAGCCCGGTTCTATAATCCACTTCATCAAGATATAGACGATTATCAATAATTCCACATCTAACAGCCGCTGTTGGGTCATGTGTGAATCCAAAGTCAAGCCCAAGTCCAACTTTTTTACATCCTTGAGGAAACTCATCAACGATACCCCACTTCTTGAACACAGCCCCTTCCGCGACATCAGCCCACCGACCGATAACCACATGAGCATACTTTTCGGGGTTGTTCACCTTCATGTCCTCGACCTCTTTCAAAAACTCCGGGGAAAGGTTATCCAAGTTATCCAAGTAGGTGGTATGGATATGAAGTACATTCGGGTGAGTGGAGATTTGAACCTGTACACCGTCAATCTCTACTAACTTGTGAGTTTTCTCGATATACTTCTTGTAGATGAAGTGATTAGAATCACACGGATTCATTATGATGATAATCCGATTCTGAATCCCTTTCTTACGAATGGAGAGCATTATCTTGTCGAACTCTTCCTCATTCGTCCATTCCTCCGCTTCATCACATACGAAAGTCGTTATCCCTTGGATGGATTTCAGCTTTGCCGTCTGATTGCCCGAAGAGGTCTTGATACCACGGAACATGATACGGCTTTTCGTCATTTTGTTGACTATATCCGTCTTGGTGGTCTTAAAATACTTCGTTGTTCCGTCTAGGTCTATCTTCTCCATCATTTCCGGGATGATAGACATACCGGCGGAAACCATCGTGTAACGGGTGTAGAGAATCTGATGAACTATCTTCTCTGCAGGTGTCATTTCAAAGGTCAAACGCTCAATGAAGGTGGAAGCATTGAAAGATTTGCCGCTACCACGCCCACCGGTGATAAGAATTATGAACTTCTCCGTATCGGTGTATAGTGGATGATATATCGTCTGGGGTACTATCATTTCAACTTGTCTTTAATCCAGGAATCAATACTGATACCGTGGTCTATGTCGGTTGGAATGTCGGCATCTTCATCCTGCTTACGCTCAATCTTTCTCCAGTCTTCATCATGGTGATACAGCCAAACGGACATGGCTTGAAGGTTGGGGGCCAGCTCACTTTCGCTTACTTGTAATTCGTCCTCACCTGTCAAATTTCCCTCTGAATCACGGAGCTTTCTTACCACGGTGCTTTTGGTTTTTATACCACCGAGAGCCATTGCAAGGAACTTAGCGCGGACGGTCGCATTGATGGTCGCGCGCCCACGCGCTAAGACTTCGGATATTTCGGCGTACTCACTTTTCTTCTCACAGAAAGTTTGCGGCAAAATCCCTATGGCGTAAGCAATTTCCTTATCAGTGAATCCCTTTTTGGCATACGATTCAACAAGTGAAAGAAAGTCCTCGCTTGTATAATCAAACTTAGGCTTTCTTCCTCCACGACCATCCTTTTTTTGAGATTCACTTTTGCTCATATCACTTATTCACTCCAAGGATTTTCGTCTTCTTCCTCAACGTAAATCCGTTTTAGTTTATCAGATACTTCTTTCAATTCATGTTTCATCTGTTTTACATGAAATTCGGCAGGCATGGGAATTTCCATTGCGCCTAATAGGTTATCTATCGTGTCGATAACTTCCGCAAATTCATCTGGTGCAATCATATCAGTCTATCCTTTCTATTTGTTCATCGAATACTTCTCCCTTTATAAACTTCATATCCGGGTCATAACCGAACCGTTCACAAAAGGCGGCTTTAGCTTCATAGGTATCAAAGGACAACATTACATAGGCATCCATGTTTTCGGCTTGTTTTTGTGCGTTCTCTTTTACCTGTTGCTTTACTTCCTTCATGTGGGCAACCTTTTCGGCACGTTCCAACTGCTTGGCGGCTTTATCGGCTTCTTTCTGTTCTGTTACAGGCGACATCATGCTTTCCAGTTCGTCAGCAATGGAGCTTTCTTCTTCGGTCTGCAAAAGGAAATCAACCCCAATCATATTCAAGTCGGCATCCGTCAATCCTGCATCTTTCCAGTCAATATCAGGAACAATACGGGCAAGAGCGTCAAAATCCCAAGAACCTTGTGCATTAGGGTTGTTCATTAGAATATTCAACTCCTTTTCCTGCTGTTCGTCCACGTCAATGACATCGACACGAATGCGATAGTCGTTATCGGGAAACTTTTGTAATTCGTCCATGACAGACAAACGCTGGTGTCCGCTGACTACGGTAAGACCTGTACGCTTATTCACAACTATTCCACCTACCAATCCGAATTTCTTGATGCCACGTTTCAGTGTCTTACGTGATTCATCAGATAGTTTTCGGGGATTATAATCCGCAAAGTGAATGGCAGAACGATTAAGTTCCACCGATTCACTCTTTATGTATTTACTTAGTTCCATATCATCCATTAGTTAACCCCAAACGTGAACGCATTGCATTTACTGCGGCTCTATTTCCTTGTCTTTGATAAATAGGAAGCAATGCACCTGCATTTGCACGAAGTATTCTACCTTGTCTATTTATGCCACCACGTGATACATTTTGATTATTAGCAGCAAGAGCACGCATCGTTTGTCTTCCTATTTCTTCTGCTGTTTTTGTTCTTCTTCTAACTCGGCTTTCCTCCTTACTTTTGTTGATTATGATACTCCCAAAGCACTCTTTCAGCCATCGGGAAAGTTTTGTAAATTCTCTGTAAGTCCTGTGGATAGTTCTTCTCCATCCAAAGCATACAGTCAAGGTTAAAGCCAACTCCAGAACTGGCTTTCAATGAATACCGGACAGGTTCGGGTAAATTATGTTGCCTCATGTACGCAAGAATGTCCTTTTGCGTCCAATCAGCCAAAGGATAAACCATACCGTTATTCTCATAACCATTCACTTCATAACCTTTGAGCATAAGCCTGCGGTTCATTCCGTCTGCTTTTTTCATCCCCAAGAAGGTGTAATAAACACCATGAGTAAGCTGCATAGCTTTCACTACATCAGCCAACTTCAATAGCTTCACATCGGGATTAGGCACGCAGTACATACCGCCTCTAAGAATGTAGGTAAGGTTCCAGTGGGGTACTTGAACAAACTCTATTTTCGGGTATTTGGCTTTAGTCCAATTTATCCAGCGGTTAATATGCTCCAAGTCCTTGACAAAGTACATGAACACACAAACAATCCTGTCAAACTTCGGATAGATTAAATCAAGCAGAACAAGCGAATCCTTACCCAAAGATAAAAACAGTAAAGCCTCACTCGATTTTACTCGAATGAGGTCTATATACTGGTTCGCTTGCTCTATTTTATTCATAGCTTAACCCGTTGACATACCATAAGCGGCGCGCATATCGCTATAACGCTGCCTGCGTGAACCCAACTGCGAAGTGCCTGCTGCACCACCGCGTCTTGCTACTAATCTACCGCCAGCACCGGCACCGTTCATATTTCTGCGAGGTCCGGCTACTCTGTTAATTCTTCTTGCGACTCAGCTTTCTAATTTTAAAAGTTGAACAATTAGTCTATATGTTTCTCTAATATCTTACCCAAAGTATAATCCATCTGGGCGGCAAGATACTCTTCGCCTTGATACTCGTAAACAATATCATTACCGTTTTCATCTGTAAGAATAACTGCTTCTGCTGCTTTCACTTCAACGATAATATAAGGACGTTTACCCGTATATGCACCTGTAAGAAGTTTGATGGCATCATACTTAATGGGCTTCAATTCGATTTCGCCTTCTTCGGGCAACTCTTCATCAGCCTTATACTCTTTACCATTGCAAAGGTAAGTAATGTATTTCTTAGCGTTGGTAGGTCTGATTTCACGATATTCATGCGTTTTAGTACCTACCAGTATTTCATCGAAATACTTCTGCTTAATCGAGAGCGTTAAAATATTCATAATCATGTAAGTTTTAAAAAAAATAATAGTTGCGGATGCAGGATTCGAACCTACGACCTTCACCAAGTCAAAGTGATGAGCTGACCACTGCTCTAATCCGCGATAATACCACAAAGGTATTACTACAACCAAAGATAACGAAATATCTTCAATAGCCGTTCTTCACAATAAATCTATTGTGAAAGACTTGCCAACCATTTGTTCCGTCTTTCTCTGCACGCCCCTAAGGTAGGCGCACAACAAGAAAACAACTCACCACTTTCAGTACGGTAGTCGTACTAGTACATTCTCACTCTCTTACCTCTCAACTTTGTGTTGTAGGTCGTGTAATTTTATTTACCTGATTGACATACGCTGCAACCGTTTTCATTTATTGAGTTCATAATCACTATATTTAATATTTCACATTTAATCTTTCTTCACTCGTATAAGCCACTACAAGCCCTGTTTCATCATGCTGTATGGTGATGTACTTTTCACCCCTCTCTATAGTAGAGAAGTCATAAGGCGTTACCATCTTATCCAACACTTTACCCAGTTGCTTCATCAGTGGGGCTTCATGACTGATAACTAAAACTAAATCCGCTTTCATAATCGTGTGTATTGTGGTAGCCCGAAGGCTACCGGATTAAAACTCAACCAATATTAGCCTTTCATTATAATACGAATTTTCTTTCACCCACATATGATTATGTCCGAAACCATATTTAAAATAAAGCTTTAAATATGGATATATCACGCATAACGAGTTCATGCATCCTCTTAATTCATTTTCTGTAATACAAGAAGTTATTTCATTAAGAATCTTAACGAAAAGATTCATACTTTCTGGTTCACAATTTATCAGTGGTTTTTCTATTATCGCTTTCATAATTCAAAGAATTTGTAGTAGCCCGAAGGCTACCGGATTTAACTTATAACTTTTCAATTTTAAGATTGTCGTTAATGATAAACATACGTCCACATTCTAAAATCACGTGTGTATCTGTGATTCGCTTTATTACTCTTACTACATCATCGTGTGATATGCGTGGTGTACCGTCTGCATGACGACCGTTAGCCAAATCACCTGATACTCTATATCTCAAACCTACTGTAACTTCATTTACGTTCATAATCTTCTATATTGCGCAGGGCGAAAGCCCTGCTGGTTAAACTCAAAACTTATTCTCTTTTAGCCACTGCTGATAAACTCTATCACAGATAGCTTCGTCACTTTCAAACAGCCCACCGTAAGTATATTCAATCAACTCTGATTCACCGTGAGGCGTTATGGTAACTTCATATTCATCTAATGCGCATGGGTTACATACTATTCTTCTGCAACTAACTACTGCCTTATCGTATTCTTTCATCGCTTTATATCTTTGTGGTGGGGTTATTAGCCCCACCGGTTAAACTTACTTATGTGAATCTCTTAAATCAAGTTCTACAACCTTGTGGTACTTATGAATGTCGTACAGGTTGTGAGTGCAACCTATTGCAGAAGCCAATCTTACCGCTTCTTCAAGAGCTGACATCATGCTGATTGAAGCTGTTTGAGCGTCTTTCTTAGCCTTGTCGTACTCTCTGTTGTTTCTTACAACCTCTTGTAGCTTTTCAGCTTCTTCAAGCTGAGCGAGGGCTTCTCTTACTTGTTTCATTGCATCTTTAATCTCTTTTCTGTAATCGCTTGTTAAAGTCTTCATATCTTATGTGTTTTAATTGTTATCACTTCGTTTCTGACGATGCAAATGTAAGGGTTTACAATTACACAGCAAACAAAACAAGCAGATAAATGTAGCTATTTAATAAACGTTAGCAAAAACTATATAGTAAGGGTATACAATTACATATTCATTAACAATTCAATAATTTTGATGCAATAAACAGCTACTTTTATTGTATTATTGGTTTTATCGTATTATATTTGCTCCGTTTATTATAATATACGTTTGATATGGATATAAAAAGTATTATTAAAGAAAAAGGTTATACTATCCAAGATGTAGCAAAGAAGATGGGGGTCAATAGGGTTACGCTCACTCTTACTTTACAAGGGAATCCAACATACAAGAAGCTAAAAGAGATAGCGGATGCAATCAATTGCGATATAGTTGACTTCTTCCGGGACGAAACAAATAACTCTTCCATCTTGCATGGGAAAGGAGAAGGTGAACTCACCGCCCTTATCCAGCACAAAGGGAACTTCTACAAAGCCAGCACTTTAGAGGAACTAAAGAAAATCGTGGCTGAAATCGAAGAAAAGAGCAAATAAAGTTGTATTTCTATATAACATTTAATACCTTTGTATCATGAGAAAGATAATCACATACAAAAACTATTTCTTCGACTTTATAAAGAAGCTGTCAAAAGACGAAACAAATAAAATTCGCCGTGCGTTAGACTTGTTCAAGGTAGAGGATAAGATACCAAGCCACTTTATAAAGTTTATACGAGATGGGATTTATGAATTTCGTGTGACCTATGGCAACAATGAATTTCGTATCTTTTTCATATATGACGGCGATACTGTGGTTGTTCTTTTTAACGCATTTAAGAAAAAGACACAGAAAACGCCAGATAGTGAAATAAAAAAAGCTATAAAATTAAAGGAGGAATATTATGATGCTAAAAGAAATCAGTAAAGATATCTACGATGTAGATGCTTGGTTAGACGAAGGTCTCGGCAAAGAAGGAACTCCCGAACGTGAAAAGAACCGGGAAAAGGCATGGGAAGAGTATAACGCTCAAATATTATTGGATGCTCGTAAAAATGCAAGGCTTACACAGGCAGAACTTGCTAAGCGCATAGGAGCTGACAAGGGATATATTTCAAGAATAGAACGAGGTCTTACTGTTCCAACAGTTTCCACTTTGTATCGCATTGCAGCTGCTATGGGGTTAACTGTAGAATTGCGCCCTATGTAAACAAGCCGGAGCACTAAACTCCGGCTCATTAATTGATTAGCCCTTTGAATCTTAACCGATTTACGATTTCGGTGTAAAGATAGTCAATATCCTGCCTGTAAGACCGATATTGCTGGTAGAAAAACGTCACATCTTCGCAGTTGTGAGAAATTAGAGAGCCTGTACACCCGGTTACTTCCGCAATTTTATCTCTCAACCCAACTTTCATCTTTCCCCCTGCCAATGTGCTGGGAGAATACAGGAAAAGGATTATAAAAATAAATTTTTTCCTTTGGGTTGGGCTATCCACACACGGAGGAAGCGGCATCGCTAACAGAATTTCTTTGAACAATTGATATATCATTCCGATAATCGAGTAGTCATGTAAAACAGGTTCTGATAGCTCCTGTTCACGCTCTGAAAGCCTTGATTTTTGCTCCCGAATTGATTTAAGTTCTGATATTGCTGAAAATTCTTTTATCATAACACAATTATTTAAAAGTAAATAGTATATTTGCATCATAATCGTGTAGGGAAGAGCTGATTCATGGTCGTGCGTGGGTTGGCTCTTTTTCATTCTTCTTCATTCGTACTGACGAATGGTTTCTTTTCTAAGTCGTAACAAGTGATATATACTCGTTTTCCGTTGACATCACATAGAGCAAGGACATATCCTTTCTCCAGTATTTTCACCGGCTGGTTGTCGCAATAGACTGTGCTCCCAACCGGAACTCTTGTAAAATGGCGTACTATCATTTTATTATCTTTAGCTTGCTATACCAGCGTGATGCATGGGAGAACCACCCAATTAAGAATGATTTCCCAAAAATGGTTACTTTATATAGTTTGCTCATGGTTATTTCTTTTTCAAATTAGACATCACACAACCAATCACTTCATAAATAAAAATGGCAAGAAAAATAGTTGTCCATGGATATTGGTTCACCAGTTCATAAAATTCTCTCATAGTTAATACAACTTTCCGTTTAACATTGGTCTTAATTCATTGTATATTTGTTTTTGCTCAATATGCCAAAGCAAATCTATGCCAAGATGTTTGGCAAGCCCAAATATTTTAATCAATGAGTAAACTATATCTATATTAATAAGATTTTTAGTAATATTAAAAATGGACTCTGTGAATGTTTTTCCAATGAATATACGCGAATATTCTTCAAGTACTTCATTGTCTAAGCAGTCATTTTCCAATTCTATATTACGCAATCCGCATAAGTCAAGCAAGCGTATACAGGCGTCAGCAAGCTCTTCTTCGACACTCCCCTTAATAGTATTATCATATATAACCTTGCAGAACTTTATGTTTTGTATAAGTTCATAAGTATCTATCGCTACATTATCCGCACGCTTCCCTTTTCTGTCCGCTTCCACAGCTTCCATCAACTCAGATATTACTAAGCATAGAAGATGTTCATTACTCAGCTCTTTATGGTGGAAACCGTGCTCACAGGCTGTCTTATAAGCACGATTTCGTAATTCGTTCAAGTTAATATGTTCCATAATCATATAAGTTTTAATGCTTCCTGTAATCCTGCTTCAAGTGCGTCTTCGTAGATATCCCATTTACTACCATCATTTGTTCCTTCATAAACAGAACTGGCTATATGAGTTCCATTGTCAGCTTTAGATATTTCGTATCCATAACCACAAGCACAGTTATATACACATATATGAATGTTTTTGGTTTCACGTAACCACTTTTGGGCGATGGATTGTGTAGGGCAAGAATAGAATAATTTAGGTAAATCCTTACTAGTTCTAAATATGGTTTCCATCATCAAGCCTTTATCGTTAATGATATATTTGCAATACTCATTAAAGCCTTTCTCTTTCAGAAGCTTCGCAGTCTCTAGTGTTACAAGTTCTTCGGTCATAGTTATTCCTCCTTCTCTATTTTTACTTTCCCGCGGTTAACAAAGCCATCACAGTTCATCAAGGTACAAAGACAGATGTCATATTCTTCCTTTTCTGACTTACTGCAAATGCGCAACAGTGAGCATTGGTTGCATGGGACATTTTCACTCGTCATCTCATGCAACACTCCATTTATTATTATTCCGTTCTTTATTTCCATACCGTTCATTCATTAGAAGTTACACCCAAGCACAATACTTTGTCAGACACACCTATATCATCAAATTCAAGAATTAAATACTCTGTATCGTAAGGATAAGGGTATCTACAATTTTTCAATTCTTCATCCGTCAATTTGCGTCTGACACGCATCTCTATTTCGCAATCATCGGAAAGATTCTCAATTATTTTTCTAAGTTGTCCTACGTTCTTTATTTCCATATCTCAATCTCCTTTCTCATGTTAATATCATTATTAAAATCGTTAATTTATTATTCTACAATAAGGCAAATATTTACTTTTGTAGTGAGTTTTATTCGGAGTAGCACTCCTTCCCGGCTGAATGAGCCGTGGTTCCCCTCTTCTATGACATAGAAGAATTAGTCCCTCAGTCCCGTGCTGGGGGGCTTTTTCGTTGTGTATCGGCATCGCACAACGACTTCCAAGGCGATTATGCTTTGGTTGCAATTGTCGGGAAAGGGGGTGCTGCTCCATGAATAAAACTCAAATAGAAAACGGAATGATTCGAATATTCTGTCGATACATAAAACGGAAAGGTAAGACAATTTACCCTAAAAACGGTAAATGCTTTTCGTTCCTTGTAAAGGCGTGAATAATCAATCGTGATTGATTTTCGGGGAGGTATTCACGGGTACCTCCTTTTTCTATCAATCTCCTTTCTCTTTAATTCGTTCCAGTACATCCCTGTTGGCTTCGAGTATCTCATCGAAAGATGGGATAGGAAGCCAATGGGTAATGCCTAATCTTTCTTTATCAACATTTGCTCCAGTTTCCCATTCACCCAAAGATGAAAGCTGGCAAATAAGGAAGCCATAAGCCCCTCTTGTCAGAACCACTGTATTATTTTCCGGCAACCGTTCCTTAACACTTATCCAAGGAGATTGCTTTGCCTGCCATTCTGCACCTTTTATAAATGCAGCTTCTGCAATTTCATCATGGGATAAATATGTAAAATCATCAAGTGACGTATGTGTACCATAGGTGGTCAATGTTTCGGCACTTGCCATTCTTGCTTCCTTTGCAGCTTCTTCTACTGTCAGTTTCATAATTTAATCAATTAGGGTGATGTGGTTGAATGTTTAATTCGTTCTCTATAAATCTCTGTAACTTATGGGCGCATTCCGAGCATAAGTCGGCTTCTTGGATGAATATATCTTCCCTTCCACCAACAGAGCCACCATCCCATTTATCTATCTTGAAATCCAATCTTGCGCTGCGGAAATACGATGGCTGTATCTCTCTTCCGCATGCATCACATATTATCGTTACTTTTTTCATATTTGTTCTGTTTTGTTCCTTATTGATCAATTACTTTTTTCAATTTATTAAAAGCCTTCTCTTTATCAAATCTAATCCCATCTTTGAACTCCAATATCAACTGCCAAAGCTGGTTCTTGTAAACATCACCTGCTTTATAGTCAGTCTTATAATGGCATCTCTGTGTAATGGTTGTTTCCTTAAATATATTCGTTGCATTAAGATATGTGGCTCCCCATTCTGTGAGTTCTACACTAACGGTATCATTCAAATCTATTTCTATCATAAATATTCCTTTCTTTCTTATTACTACATATTGCAATCTCCACACATATCCACAAGAAAATCAAATTCTTCTCGTGAGTATTCAATTACGATTACCTCGCTGCCATTTTGGTCAAAATAAACTCCATCATTCATTTCTATCTTGGTTTTGAGGGTTACTTAATTTTTAAGAAGTTGCTCATTCGCTCAATGCATCTTTGTTTCTGATTGATATTGGGATGCACATATAAATTGAGTGTGGTAGCGATATTCGAATGTCCAAGAATTACACTCACTGTCTTATAATCGCATTGACTTTCAATGCATCTGGTAGCAAATGTATGCCGGAGTCCATGAAACACAATGTGCGGAATATTCAGACGCTTCAAGAGCCGGGCAAAGAAATCACGGTAAGAACGGGGATCTTCCGGACGTTCTGATGTTCCTACTACAAATCGGGACGGAGATATTTTCTTTACTTCCTTCAAGGCAAAGAGAAGCTGTCTTGAGATAGGTATCTCCCGGTATGAATTTCGTGTTTTGGGAGAAGTGAAAGTCCTTTCCGTAGTTCTTGATTCGCAGTTGTATATCCTTCCTGCTGTATAACTAATGGTGATTACCTTCTGTCTGAAATCCACATCTTCCCATCGCAGGGCACACACCTCTCCAATCCTCATGCCGGTACACAGAGACAACAGAATGCCTATATTCTTAGGAGTTGGGGATTCGGTGAGATGGCTCATCAGTATCTGTTGATGGTTTAAGGACAAAGTAGGCAAACGGTGAGATTCGGTATCTGTAGGATAGTTTATCTCCCACTCCTCATAAGGGAATAACTTATGTTTCCCACCATACTTGACTATAGATTTCAGCACCGCCACAATATCCCTTACGGTTTTTTTAGCAAGACCAGAGGAAAGCTTGTCGAGAACAAATTTCTGAACGTCGCTTTCCGATATAGCTGTCGCCGTCCCAAAATATGGGAGTAAATGGGTTTGAAGGGTAAGCATATACGCGCACATCGTGGCATGCTTTATGATAGGTTGCTTCGCAGCACTCCAAATCCTGGCGACTTCTTGAAATGTTTTAGTATTCATTCCTGTTCTGATTTACATTAATTCAATTATAACCTTTTTAAAATTAACATATAAAGGCATTTCTGACATACCCCCATTGCAATCCAACTGCCTTAAAGAGGGAACAACCTCCCCGTCATCATCTATCTCATAATCTGCAATATAGGCTAACTTCTTCGCTTCGGGGACCAATATCCTTTCATTATCCAAAAGTGAAAACCTTTCATAAGCCGGGACCGTTATACAAACCTTGCTTCCAACAGGGAATCCTTGGTTGGATTCAATGTATTCCTTTTCCAGCTGTTCCTTTTCGCCATTCAATTCTTTTAGCGTTAAATCAATGGCGTCTCTTTTGCTCAGAAATTCTTCCTTATTCATATTTTTTGTCATTCTAATTGATTCTAACATACTTACCTGCTATATTACAAGTCCTTAATATCTCCGCATTATGCTCGCCAAAAGCGATTAAGATGGAACCACAACCGGGTGAATCTCCACGAGTCCCGTCCGGGCGAAAGAAACGAATCCTATTGCGCAAAAACTTCATCGCCGTTGCTTTTTCAAAAATTATGTCTTGAAACATCCTTGAGTCACAACGATTGAAAAGTAAAGCGATACCGTTTCCATGCTCTGCCATCCTGCTGATGAATTTTTCAATAAGAGGTCGGGAATAAGGCGGGTTTAGCCATACACGGCCTTTCCAGTCCTGTTTTAACCCATCGGCGTTTTTATTATACATCACCTTAGCTGTTTGCCATAGTGGGTTGACCGGGGCACACGGATCTAAATCAAATTCACCCAACGCATCTATAATCTCCTTCGGTGTATACCATTCATCGGTAGCGCATGCTGACCGTTCAAATTGTGTATTCATACCTGATCTGTTTTACTCTAATTGTTTATCGAATATCTTAATACACTCGAATAAATACTTTGCCACTGTTGGATTTACCGCATTGCCGATACTTCCAACTCTGTGTGACCAATTGGAAAACCCATCATCATTTCTAACAGTGCTATGCGCTGGGATTTCAAGAATCCTTTTTGCACAAGTATATCCGACACTCGTATCTGATGTCCACTGTTTAAATATCGAGTTAATGCTTCCACATTTGCATACGTCGCTTTGTAATCCGATTTCGTTGGAGTAGGCAAAAGGTAAAGTCTTTCCCTTTTGTGCGGGTATCCAAAAGCGTAGTTTGATATACATTGCCATTCCGCATCATACCCGATTTTGGAAAGGTCGCATAAGACTTGTTCGAAACCGGAAATAACGAGAGCTGGCGAATTCTCAATGATGACGTACTTAGGTCTAACCTCCCGTACAATTCTATACATCTCACTCCATAAGCCGCTTCTTTCACCGATAATTCCGACACCTTTTCCAGCAACGCTAATGTCTTGGCAAGGGAATCCACCGCTGATGATGTCAACAAATGGCGGCTTTGAATACGTTCTAATATCTCTATTGATTTCATGTTCTTCTCCGAAATTCTTTTTGATTATACTTGTTTGATAGTCTTCATACTCACAGCTCCAAAGAGTTTTTATTCCGGCAAATGCTGCACCCAATCCGAAACCTTCTATCCCACTGAACAGGGAACCGTGAGTCAAATTACTTTCTTCCATATATATCTTAATTAATGAACTCGCAGGGTGCAAATCTGTTTAACTCACGGATTCCCGCCGTGCCTGCTAGTTCGTTATAGTTTTAATCAACTTCTTTCAATTCTCCGCCAACCAACATATACCATGTGTCAGCCTTGACTTTCTTTCCGTCAACTACTACAGCCTTCCAATCGACAACATCATACGTTTCTTTATCTTCTTCGGCTATAACCAAAATTGCGCCCATTCCGCCTCTTACCTTGACATTGTTACCTCTTACCACTGACAGTCCATTTATTCCGGATGAAGCCTTTCCTCTTGCCGTGGCAGCACCACTATTACCAGCCGTGGCAGCACCACTATTACCAGCCGTGGCAGCACCACTATCACCAGCCGTGGCAGCACCACTATCACCAGCCGTGGCAGCACCACTATTACCAGCCGTGGCAGCACCACTATTACCAGCCGTGG